TGTATTCAAGATTCCCCTCGATCTTCCTGAAAAGCTCATCGTCTGTGAAAGGTCTAACTTCACCGACAGGAATAAAGCCGGGATCTAGCTTAAAGTCCTGTTTAGGCTTCCTTGGGGATGTAGTCGAAGGCGTTGGCCTGATCTGCCTCAGAGAGTCAGGAACTGGAGACAGTTCAAACTCTTCTTTCTCTTCAGTGACAGGAACAAGGTCATCTAAAAAGGTGGAGGTCTTTTTTTTCGCTGCCATAGATCAAGGCGTTTTCTTGGGCTTGGGTTTGTAGACGTAAGGCTGCCAGCCGGTATCTGTTTTTATCTCAATAGTGTCGCCCGGATTTATATAACCTAGATTAAAGTACTTTTCTGCCTGCTCTTCGGCAGTTGCCTCCACCTTGCCGTCATCACCCAAAACAGGTGAGAACTGGAGAGGTTGGAGAGGTATCCCTCCCCCATCATCCCAAGGGATTGAGCTAACTCTTCGCATTACGTTTGTAATGCCAAGGCGAAGCCTTCTCTTCTGTTCAACCGTCTCAGGATCGTCTCCGAGTCTGGGAATATAGTCCCTAAAGGCTCCTTTATATTCTGATTCAGCAATAGCAGCACCTGACTCCTTACGAAGTACTGCCCTGATGAAGTTGTCTGCGGCTGTCTTGAACTGCCTGTATTTTGGATCTACAACCACATTGAAGAAATCAACCTTGTTGTCTTTCCCCCAACTACTCAGTAGCTCCTCAAGGGCTTCATCTTCTGGGACAAGCCCCTTAACATACATCTGATCTATGACTCTGTTATCGAAGCGCATTCTCTCAGAGTAGGAGAAGGCATTTCCCTGTGACTCACTGAGGTTCTTGGTTTGTAAGCCTCTCTTTGTCTTCCTGTTGTCAATTATTTCCTGAAGCTCTGCCTTGATCTCTGTGTCATTGGCATAGCCAGTACCGTCATCCTTTACCTTCAGCCTCTTCAGCAAAGGAACCCCGTCCTTACCTGCCTCGATTGCGAGAGCTTTAACCTCTTTAAGCTGGTTGTGGATCCGCATCTCATTGCGAGCTTCCGGCTTGTTAAAGTCTTCCGGCTTGTAGGAGCTGCCAGTTTCTTGGAGGAAGGTTGTGAAGGTTGCCCTCTCATCGCCCTCCCTTGCCACTTCATCCTTGAGGGTTAACTCATCACTGAGCTTCTGCTTCTCTTCCTCTTTAAGAAAATCCTTGTGTGACTGAATCAATGACTGCTTAGTGTCATCTGGAAGATTAGCAAGATCTGTAATCTTCTCTAAGTTGTTACGGTTCCAGTGTTGCACAGCTCTGGCAACATCAGCCTCACCCACTTCAAAACTCTTATATATCTCTGACTCGACAACAGTTTTCTTAATGTTGTCATACATAGCCTTGGCTGTCGGTGACATTGATATGCCAGTGATATGTTTAGAAACCAGATTCTTCCACTGAGTAGGAAAGTTGACGTTATCAAGATCTAACTTTTCAAAGCCTTGCTTGAAATCGTTGAACTCTTTAAGCCCTGTGCTCTCCCTCTTCTTCTTCGCTTCCTCTACGTCTTTCTCAAGCTCAAGAAGCTCTTTCTGCAAGTTGATCTTTCCCCTGTTGATCCTTCTGTCTACCTCATCAGGTAAAAGCCTAGAACCAACCTGAAAGGCTGCCAGAAATGTTTTGCCATCCATTGCCATTATCCTACCGGCCCCTTTCCTCCTGATATTACGCCTAAAGCTCCTCCTCCAAACTTGCCGCCTAAGCTCCCAAGTAATCCCCCGGTCATTGCACCCAGCCCAAGACCAGCTACAGATCCCAGCATACTAGCCCCTTGGCCTTGCCGGTTCATATAATCCTGAAATTGATTATTGTAGACTCCCTGTGCCAAGCCCAGTGATCTGGCTCCTGCATTCGGATCCAGACCGATGCCGCTTCTGATCCCCATAGGCTGAAACGGTGAAGCTCCCTGCTGTGCTCCTGCGATCTGTCCAAACTGAGCCACAGGAGTAGTGCCTGATAGGTAGCTGGCTGCATTAGCCAGACGCTGCTGCCTTAACCTGAAGGCTGCATTACCTACCTCGAAAGCCTCCTCTGCTGCTGGTGCTGCACCGTAGACGTTACCTCTGGCGAACTGTGCGGCTCTGGTTGCCTGCTGCACCTCATCCCGCATACCGGGGGCCAGCTTGTAACCTGATTCAACATCTTCCAGAGCAGCCTTACCGAGTGCATCCCGTACCTTCCTAAATTGAGGATCAGAGATCTCCAGCTCCTTCAGGCGTTGCTTAACAAAGTCAGCCCCGTACTTCTCCTGCACGTTGAGCATTGCCTTCGCCATCCGATCAGCAGACTCCTCAGCGAAATCCAGCTCTTTACGGGATTCATCAATGTCGCCAAAGCCTGTGAAGTCTACAGTCTTCTCTTTGCCATCCATATCTGTGTAGGTGACTTTAGTGCCTTGGCGTGCGGCTGATTCGATTAGCTTCCTAAGTGGTAAACTGTCTATATCAGCCTCAACACCTTCGCGTGTTGCTGCTGCGTAATCGGGTGGATCCGGTGGATCTGCTGAATACATTCCCATAGCTAAAATTCCTCTTTCAAAAACAATTCTCTGACTGTCAAACTTACCTTTTCAAGATGATCTTTTCCTCCTGTGAGGAAGGCAGTCATCAAGCCTAATTCTGTTAAAGTGTCTCGGATCACTAGCGCATAGGTTCGCTTGGTATCCCCAGCATCCTCCCAACTGTTAGCGTCTTTCCAAGCGTTTAAGGCAACTATATGCAGCGGCAGGAGGCTGTGCCTGTTTGCGATAAAGAAAGGATTATCCGGCAGCTCCACCAGAAGCAGAAAAGCCAGATCGTAAGTCTTCTCTCCCGTCCACTTGTCTTTCTCATCGAATAGGTCATCAATAAACCTTGCCGCCTTGCAAATCACATTCAGATACAGGTGTGCCTCCCTGTTCCCCCCGGCACAAAGTTCTACAGCCTTCGCAACTTTATCCTCGTATGTGATCAAAGGTCTGCCTCCATAGTGTCGATAAACGCCCCGGCTTGTACACTTCTCAGGGCGACATACTTATCTCCTGTTGTGTCTCCCGTACTCTGCTGCAGCTTAAACTGTAGCTCTCTGAAAGGATCGTACTGGGTGAGGCTGTATCTGAATCTCCTCACCTTTGCATCTGGTAATGTGAAGGGTAAGACCGGAGCTGAGGATGTCAGTGTGATTACTCCTGAACCTGTTTCGAGATTGGTAACTAACCTCTCTCCCTCATCCCCGTCCAAAATTGGAATTATGTCTACCTTGGCATTACTCCTATCAAACTCGTACTCTACAAAGTCACCACTCTTCGGACTAAGCTGATCACCAAAGGCCAAGCCTCTTGTAACTGCCTGCCAAGCTGTGTCTCTGTAGGTGCTCCCGTCGAAAGTGTCCTGATAATCTGTGGCTACTGCATTGTCAGGATTAACGTAGTCCCTGAACTCAAGAGGGTTGCCAATCTTGTCCAGTGTAATCAGCTTCTCAGCGTAACCGTTGAAGGCTGCCACTGCGAAGTCGATAGCCTTGACCTGATAGCTGGCATTCCCCTGCCAGAAGCCTCCCCAAGAGTTAGTGTTTACGTTGTAGACCAGCAGGGCATTGTTGTCTGGGCTGCTGTCTAGCGGAACAGAGAGAAGGTAGTTGCCTCCCCAGAATGTTGCTGCAGCCTTCTGCACTGCTGCACTCCAGTTGATCCGATCAATCAGATCCTGAATCGGGTAGCTGATAACGCCGGCTGTGTTGGCTACCATCTCCTCAGCCATTGTACGCTTGAGGCTCCTTACTCCGTCCCGGCTCAAGTAAAGAAGATCCTCCCCTACCTGTGCCACTGCCCTGTGGCTGATAGCTCCTGATTTGTTGCTGACCTGCCGGATTGTGAAGGTGCTGGTAGCGTTGCCGGCTGAAGCTGCCGCTGCTGTCAGTGGGTTGGTATCCACCACATAAACACTATTCTCACAGAAGACTACTACGTTGACCCCAACCCAAGAGTACATTCCCGTCACAGTTTCGGCTCCTGTGCCTACTTTGAAGGGGTTGATAGTGGTTCCCCCGGTAGTAAATAAAGTGCTCGTAGAAGCTAAATTTGGGAGGATAGTGCTAACAAAAATCTGGTTGCCACTGGGGTCGTAAGCGAACACTCGCCCAGAGTTGGCTATCAGGTACTTTGCATCTGCCGGGTAGGTTGTATCTGTGCTAACCGTTTTCACCCAAGCACCGCTGGAATACTTTAACTCGAAAATCTTGTTGCTGCTGCTGTCGCTGCTCCAATACATCTTATCAGCGATCTGGCACATATACGCAGGAGTCGATGCTGGATCCAGAGAGCCGGCTACTGCACTGATTGCTGTGACTGTGCCGTTGCTCTCGATCTCGTAGAGGCTGCCGTTTACTGCAGCTATCAATCTCTCTCTACTGTCGGAATCAAAGAAGTGCAGCGTCTGTACGTTGGTGCTGCTGCTGGTGCTACCTAGAAGGTTGGCAAATCTGTGGAAGCCTCTGCGAGTCTTGAGTACCCCGTTGATCTCAGGGGCCAGATCCTTGATCAGTTCAGCCTGTGACTCGTTGAGGAGGTTCTCGCGAAAGTTGGAGACTTGGCCGCCAATGAAGCTGGCCTGCCTGTCGTACAGCAGCGTATCGTCAAGAGCATCATTGAAATAGACAGGCATCTCTAAAAGCTAAAGTCATTTCGGGTATAGGCTCCTGAGAGATCCTCTGGAGTGATCCTCATTACTCTAGCTGTTTGATTTGTTTCTGCATCTCTGGCCACTGCCAGCAACCTATCGCCCTCACCTGTTTCAAGCTGGGCTTTGCCGTACTGCCGCTGACGCTTTAGCATATCAGCAGTGCCGTACTTGATCAGTGCGTTATCTATCC